CGTACCCGTCCCCGTCCCCGGACCCGTCCCCGTACCCGGACCCGTACCCGGACCCGTCCCCGGACCCGTCCCCGTACCCGGACCCGTACCCGGACCCGGACCCGTACCCGGACCCGATTTTGCTTACTGTACCCATATTGCGACTCCAGCAATGCTTTTCTTAGCGACTAGCGTGATTGGGATAATCTCGATCACTTCGGTTAGGAGTACAGAGGCCACCTCCGCAGGGAACTTACAGTTCTGAGGTTTACTCGTCCCCTGGGTCGCCAGTTGGGAGAGTGAGGCTGCACCATCCCAATACCAGATGCGACGGGCTTTTTTTAACAGCACCTCCTTGCCTTTGCGTTCAACGATAGTGCCTGCAAACACCCCTGCGGAGTATGTCCGTACCATGCAATACTTCCCGACAAATTCTTTCTCCATTTCGCGTTCCTCTCTGCCGCGCATGGCGGCGGTTAATGTACCCTCGCATCTTTAGCGTACATCACGCCAATCTCTCGGTTGATCCGCCATCCCTTGTGATCTGCCATGCACTGTATATGCACGGGCAACGCCTCCTCACATCCCCTAGTTGACGTTTTAGATAATCCCGATAGATGTGGACTGTCGCGGTGTTCACTCTATCCCTCTCGCATCCTCAATCTTCTGCACCGCTACCTGCGCGGCAGCCTTGCTGACCGGCTTCATATTGTGGTGGACGCGATAATGCACGTCATCGCCCTCTTTCCACTCGCCTAGTGTGGCCTGAATCGCGCTCACCTGTGCGCCGTACCAGAGCAGGCATAAGCCAAAGCCTACGAGGAACCCGCTACATGCCGCGATGATGATGTACGAGCGGGTCAAGTTGGCCGTCCGTGCCATCACGTCATCGATGGCATGAGCTATAGGGAAGTTGCTTAGGTTGTGATCTAGGAATACTTCGCGCAGCTTACGGCGTAGGGTCATGGCATCTCCTTGCGTTTAAGCGATGGACAGGTTACTGCCATCCATTTACCGCGCACTCCTTGTTCAGTAACCTCTACGACCTTCAGCACCAGACATTCCCCGACCTGGGGGATAACCTTGTCGATAAACTGATCTCCAACAGTAAACTTAGGTGTGATGTGCGGAGCTATTTTAAGCTCTGCCAGTGGTTCCGCAGATGCGATGGAGGTCATCAACCCCAATGACACGGTAAGCCCACAGAGCATGCGTTTCTTTATCATGACTCGTCTCCTCCTCCCGTCTCTTGCTCCTAGCGCTGCACTGGGAGAGTTTTCCAGTGTTCCTGCCATTCCGTAAAACCCGCTTCAGCCAACAGATCAAATATGCGTGGGATCACGTTGGAATAGCGCTTAGAAATTGTGTCCCAACAGGGACGATGGATGACGATCTGCCCGATGGCGGCCCATTCCTCGGCAGTAAATGTGTCGACTACTTGTTGACGGACAGCCTCAACAAAAATGTCGTGGGAATTGACGTAACCTTTGGCACCCCCAAGATTGGCACCCCTTAGATTGGCACCCCCAAGATTGGCACCCCTTAGATTGGCACCCCTTAGATAGGCACCCCCAAGATTGGCACCCTCAAGATAGGCACCCCCAAGATTGGCACCCTCAAGATTGGCACCCCTTAGATTGGCACCCTTGTCGTATGCCTCTTTCACTGCGTCCGCAATCGTCTGCGCTGTCTCGCTACGATATAGAATGGTTTTGGTATAGTGATTCAGAATATCAATCATAGTGTAACCCCCTTTTACCGTACTTACCTCCCTGCACCAAGGAGGTGTTCTGGATACCCTATTTATCCGTTTATTCGCTGTTGCATGGCAACAATTCGACCAATCTGTTGATGACTTACCCCAAACAATGCCCCAAGCTCTTGCTGTGTATACTGTCCAGTAGCATAATGTGTTCTAATGTCGCAGACTTGCACTGTAGTAAGCTTGGATGCGCCATGCCGTTCTCCTCTAGGTACTCTCTCAGGGTGCGTATGGGATCCGTGAAGTTTGCCCCTCACGACGACGACTCGTTCTGGATGGATATGGAAATAATGTCTGTCGCCCCTTGGCACCGATTCAGGGTGTGTACGAGACTTGTGCCGCCCTTTTGCTGCGCAGTCACGCATATTGTCCGTATTGGTTCCCAGAAACAAGTGCCCAGGGTTCACGCATGGTGGATTGTCGCAAGAATGCAATACAAATAATCCATTAGGAACTACCCCATAAACCAGTTCCCACGCTACGCGATGTGAGCGACGCATTGTGCCATGTAGTTTAAACTGCCCATAGCCATCTTGGCTTAGGCTTGCTCTCCACAACCAACATGATTCAGTCTTATCAACTTTTGCCCAAAAACGCTCTTCATATGACAATTTCCCCCCCTTTCTACTCTTACTACCCCTGAGCACCACAGGGGGTTCGGAGCCGCTTCTGCATTCTACATTATGCTGGCCCCCCTTACGCTCTCAGTGGAGTCGATAGGAAGCTACGTCATCGATCGGTGCCATCGTGTTCATGAATTACCTCACCTTACACGGAGCCTTACCGCGAGGCTCGACGACTGTATTAGCCTGGGCTTGCTCAACCTCTAACGTGTAGTCCTCTCGCAGCATCCATGTTGGACTGTAGCTGGCTGCATTGCGTAGGACGCTTAACGGTGCATCAGTCTCGACTTCCAGGGTTAAAATTATGGTTCGTGGCTTCATCGTGTCTCCTCTGTTAAGCTGGCTTCTTGGTGGATCTTCTCCATATTCTTCGCTCGTAATTCATCCACAAGAGCAAGTAACGAATCTGGGGTTGCTTCTAACATGTTCTGTTGTGCTCGCTGGCCGATTTCAGCAATCTCACGGTCAAGAACCGCGTTGGCTGCTTTTAACCCTGCTCTCTGCGCTTCCCATCGCGCACGTGACGCCTTCTCCTCAGCATACCACCACTGCCAAACCTGCTGGACAGCCAGGAACGTAGGGAATAGCTCCTCAGCGGGTGGGATCGTGACCGCCTCGAAGTTGGGGTCAGTCTCGACCTTTGGCAACCGCAAGATCATCCCCCGTTCGGCCGCAAGGTGGCCCATCTCGCGTAGCGCCATTTGATAAGCGACGTTCTGTAGGTGAGCCTCGCCGTAGACGGCCTTGCCGGTCTTGAAATCAACCAGCGTCACCTGTCCCTCGACCTCAGCGAGCAGGTCCATCGTCCCGGCGTATCGATGGACGTGGCTATAGACTGTCTGCTCGATCAATATAGGCTTCAGGTCTACGGCCTTCGCCCAATCCTGATACGCCATGAACGCCCAGGCGGCTTTGTCCTCAATCTTGGGCTCCGGCCCGACCTTCTGTTGCAACGAGCGCCGGATATTCCATTCTATCAGCGCGTGGACCTGTGTGCCGATCTCAGCGGCCTTGGCGAGGAGCTTCTGATGCGCCTTGACCTTCCCAAGGCGTGCGTCCAAGGTGGTCACATACGTGGCTCGTGACATCTTGGGTGTCCCGTGAATATCCTCGTACAGATCAGCCGCTGACTGGATGGTCATGGTTCGCTCTTCCTTGGCGGCCCATTGGACCAAGGCGGGCTTGTTGATTGCACCAAGAATGGTTGTAACGCTGGCGTAGTCATCACCGTTGATCTGGTAAAACCGTCCGTGTGTGGTCTGTTTCCGTGGCCCGGCCATTGCGTTCACCCCCTAGAAAGGAACATCCTCTTCATCATGTAATGGTGCTGCCTCACCATGCGCCGCCGCTCGATCCTGTACCCGCACGTAGTCTTGCGCATGGATCTTCGCCATACCCCTTCCCAATGGCACCACCGCCTGTATGTTGGCATAGGTCTTGCCCTGGTCAGTGATGTTGTGGATGATCTGGACCTGGCAATTCACCCCGATCAATTTCTCCAGATCGAAACCCTCCAACTCCTCCTTCGTAAACTTGCGGCCCCGCCAGGATTCCAAGAATGGCCGAAGCAGTGACTTCTCAGACAAGGACAATCCAAACGGTCGATTAACTTCAAATCGCTTGTCCACCTCTGTGAAGTCGGGGTTGTATAGTTCTACCCCATCCTCGGCAAAGAGTGCTAATTGAAACACGAGCCTTACCTTCGGCTTCTCACCCCACTCTGTCTTCACAAGGCCCAGGTCTACCACGTCACAACAAACTGCTTGGTGCAGACCTTCTGGGGCCTGTGTCCATACTCTCGTTGATTCTTTTGCAATGATCGCCATATTCATTCTCCTCTCGACGCCGTAGCGTCAGTTAGTCTTGCTCTACCCTTATTCGGATAGTATTCGTGGCCCACGGAATTACGTAAATCATGTTGTCGGCGTAGATTCTAAGTTCGTTGTCTCTACAGTAAACGGTCACTTCTTGCAAGCCTATGCGAAACACTGCTTTCTCCCCGTTTGGGATTTCGATGCCGCGCATGGTACTCATCGTACCCCCCATATCAACCAGCCTACATACATCCCACCGAGCCACGTCGCGAACAACCATGCAACCCGGTCTACAATCCTCAACGCTCGCTTACGGCTGAAGTGGTGGCCCTGGATTTGGCCTGATAGGCCAAGGACACGGAAGGTTGGGTACAAAGTGCGGGGTGATACTGGGTCATCGTACAACCTTTTCATCTGCCTGCCTCTCCTCTCTGTCTGTCTACTTCTTCCGCTATCCTCGCATCAGTCTCACGCTGTTGCGCCTGGTCGCGCTCGTCCTGCTCAGTCTCTTGCTCCGCTAGTCGCAGCCTCTCCCTAATATGCTCAAGCTCCCACCAGGCTTCGAGTAGTGGCCTCGGCCACGTGTTACGTGGAGCGCGAAGAGACCAGATGGCGGGGAATGTCGCGGGGGTCAGGGCTCGTACCTCTCCGCAGACCATAAAGTTCAAGCATGGGAGGCCATCCGCTCCCCTCGTGAGAGTTCCTGTCCCGTAGCATAGACTAGGACCGGATGTCCACACCTCCACCACCTCAGTCAGTGGCATCGCGCTCCTCACTCATCACTTCTCGTATGGCGGCACACACCGCCTCTCGGTGGCGCGTCCACCAAGCTACTGCATTAGGATGCATAGCAGCGATCTCCGGCGCGTAGGGACCCCATGAAAGCCATGCCTCATTCGGATGACGCTCACAGCCGATGCTCGTTTCTGTTGGTGTGGCCGTGATGGGCCAACCCCCAAAACAGAGGGATGCGATGCGATAGTTAGGCGGCAAGTCCGCCCAGTGCAAGTTCGCCCCGTGCAAGTCCGCCCCGCGCAAGTTCGCCCCGCGCAAGTCCGCCCCGCGCAAGTCCGCCCCGCGCAAGTCCGCCCCGCGCAAGTCCGCCCAGTGCAAGTCCGCCCCGTGCAAGTCCGCCCCGTGCAAGTCCGCCCCGTGCAAGTCCGCCGCGCGCAAGTCCGCCCCGCGCAAGTCCGCCCAGTGCGTCTTCGCCTCTACGACAGCGCCCACAATAGTCTGAGCCGTATCGCTGTGATACAAGACGGCTTTCGTATACCGATGTACGATGTCAATCATCACGCTTCCCCCCTATCAACACTTTTCCGTCTCGCATCCAATACGTGAGCCGGTGATTGACCCTCAACATTGCTCTAGACAGGCCAGCGGTAGGGCCGTCAGAAGCGCCGTCGAGGAGTAGTAAGGGGATACGGTCGAACATCTTGTCCACCCTCTCCGTCAACTCGACGTGGAGTTTGGGGCTTGATGTGTGTACGTTATGGTCGGGATACGTCCAGTCGGTCGATAAGCCTTTACGTAGGTCTGTCATGTTGACTCCTTTCGTTGAGTGGGTTGAGTGATACGTTACGTTCACATAGTAAACACATTGAACATCCTTGTCAAGAGAAAAATGCACCGTGGCTCTTGACAACCGTAAAATAAATGTGTACTATGTGAACATGACGAAACGAGACGGCTTCCCAGAACGACTCCTTCAGGCCAGGATTAAACGTAAGCTGACCCATAGTGAGCTTGGCCGGTTAGTAGGCAAGCATCGTACCACGATCTGCAACTATGAGGGTGGCGTGGGCTATCCCACTGTTGCCACGATCATTCTCCTAGCCGAGGTCTTACACGTGAGCGTAGACCATTTACTAGGGCGTAGACAGGCGGGGTATTAACATAATGCAAGAATGGATCGTAGCCCATGACGGTACGCAGGGAGCAGACGCCTACGCGCTGGAGTGTACGCGGTGCGGAGCGATACAGCCGTGTGCTCTACCGATTACTGTTGCTGACTGGATAGAGCGGATGCGCCAGTTTTCGCTAGTGCATCGAGAGTGCAAGGCAAAGTGCGCGTGTTCGCATGGGAAGAAATGTTGATCCCCTTCGGTGAGAACGACTACGGCTTCACTTGGGGTGCCGCCACAATCGAGCGCACCGCATCAATCTCATCATCTGGTGTGGTAATTATCACACTTCGCACGCCGAAGCAAGAATTGCAGATCTACGTGACCAAGAGCGGTAAGGTGAGGATATTTGAGCGTAGTGACGAATGGGTAAAGGGAGGTGATCTGATGCCAAAAGCCACGAAGAAGAAGTCAGCAGCTAGGCCAGTAGCAAAGAAGAAGGCGAAATAGGGGTCGTCATGGCGTGACAGACCGAGCGCGATAATTTATCAGCCCCAAAGGACTAGTTAAAGGAGAGAGGCATAATGGACGTAAACGTGGATTATGGAAGGACTGCTCAGCAGGAGGTAGCGCCTCCTACCCTAGTCCTAAACGAGGTTACTATTCGCAAAGTCGCCAATGGTTTTACGTTGCAGTTCGGGTGTCAAACCTTCGTTGCTAAAACGTGGGAAGAGGCATCTGAGGGTCTCGCGGAATACTGGAAAGACCCCGAGGCGGCACGAAAAAGATACACTCGATAGCCGAGCGCGACCTTTCGCTTGACACGCTGGTCGCCTTGCTGTAGGGTGAGGCGTGGATTAGAACATGAGTATGAGATGAGACCGCAGTAGAATCAACGACCGTGCCAGACCTAGCTAGTCTGGCAGCCGTTCAATCGGCAGCGGCTGAAGGACTTACGGGGAGGGTCCTCCTCTTGCTCCTCGTAAGCTCCTTCAGTTTTCACAAGAGGAGGAAATAGTGCCACGCCGACGAACACTCAGTCCTGAGTTTTTCTCCGACGAAGACCTTGCTACACTACCTTTTGAGGCACGCCTTCTTTACGCTGGTCTTTGGTGTTATGCCGACAAAGAAGGGCGCCTAGAGGATCGTCCGAAGTACCTCAAGGCGATGCTTTTCCCATATGACCGCCTCGATGTCGAAAAACTCCTCACTCATCTCGCTACCCCACAAAATCCCGATAGACCTGGAAAGGTGTTTATTCGGCGGTATCAGGTCGATGGCAGGCAACTTATTGATATTCCTGAGTTTTCTAAACATCAGTCGCCGCACCATACTGAGCATAACAGTCGTCTACCGGAGTTTAACGGTGTTCTATCCGTTAACGGTACGTTAGTAGTTTCCAAAGTGCAAGATGCACACTACCCTATATCTGACCCTATATCTGACCAAGGACCAGAGCCGCCAACGAAGCGAGGGAAAACCCAAAGTAAACAGAAATACCCTCTACCTGAGAACTTTAACCTCTCTGCCGAGGTGGTAGCCTGGGGAACAGATAAAGGGTACAACCGTGAGACTCTAGAATCTCACTTGGAACACTTTAAGGATTGCGCAAGAGCAAAAGATTACCGATACGTCGACTGGGATGCCGCATTGAAGAATGCTATTCGTTCCGACTGGGCGAAGCTGGGTAAGAGCGGGACTCCTACTCCTCCCACTCCCACCTCTCAACCGCAGCTCACTCAAGGGCAGCTTGCGATACGTAGTGCGATGCGACGTCAACTTGCCGAACTTGAAGCTGAAAGCGAAGCGGCAGCCAAGGTGTCAGTATGAAACTCGACCCAGAGGAGTTTCTACGAGAGCAGGGGTGGCAGTTTAAGCGTCAAGGCCGGGAATTGGTGACGGGATGCCCGCTGTGTGATAAACCGAATCACTTGTACATCAACCAGGACACCGGAGCATGGAAGTGCCAGCGATGCGGGGAGGCAGGTAATCTCTACCAGCTCAAGCGGCGTATGGGGTTGAACACTGGGGATCGGTGGGCAGGTGTCTATTCGATGCAGGATGCCTTAAAACCCCAGCCGTTCAAACGTATTCCGATGGAACAAGTTGAGATATTTCACGCGGCACTGATGGCTGACAGTGAGGCACTTGCTTATTGTCTCGACGCCCGGAAGTGGAAACATGAGGTATTGGTACAGCACAAGATCGGCTTGCGTATCGACCAACGTGGAAAGTGGCTGGCTTATCCGTGGCTCACACAAGGTCAGTGTAAGGGGATCAAATACCGAGTGCTCCCAGCGTACCATGAGAAGGCTGGGACTCGGTTCGACCGTGAAAAAGGGTGTGAATCGGTGCTGTACAACCTCGATGCGATCACTCAACACACCGACGTGATTTTGACCAGTGGCGAAGCCGACGCCCTGGCGTTATTGTCGATGGGTTTTGAGAATGTCGTTGGCAGCACCACCGGAGAAAGCAGTCTGCCGGTTGCCGCGATTGATGCGCTTGCTAAGAAAGAGGCGGTCTATTTGGCCTATGACAATGACGAGGTAGGGCGCAAAGGGGCGAGGGATGTTGGGCGCCGGATCGGATATGAGCGAGCGTGGTTTGTTCCATTGCCAGCCGGGATAAAAGATGTGGGGGAGATCGTCGCCAGCGGTGGGACCCGTGAGGACCTTGAAGTCTGTCTAGCTCGTATGGTCCGATTTGATATTCCGTCAGTCTGTAGTGTCCCGCAAGCCCTCGATCGGTTGGAGGCCGACAAGCGCCATCAGGTGACAGACAGCATTGCCGAGGTGACGCCATGGCAGACCGTCAACCGGCGGCTCAAAGCCTGGCGACCGGGAAATATGATTCTCATCGGCGCTCCGCAAGGGACTGGGAAAACATCTTGGGTTCTCAACGTTGCCGCACATTGGGCAGCGAGTGGCTACCCAGCTATGGTGTATTGTCTCGAAATGCATATCAGTGAATTGATTCAACACGTGGTATGTACACACTACAGGCGCACGGAAGAGCAGATTGACGCTGAGGTGATTGCTCAGGCTCGCCATGATCTTGTCCAGTGGCCGCTCTACCTGGGGGCCAACCCAAAAATCACAAAACCCAAAGACCTGTTTGAATTGCTTCGGCAGGCGATTCGCCGTTATGGATTGCGGTTGCTCATATTCGACAACATTCATGCCATGGCCCGGAGCACAGACCATCGAAGCGAAGAGGTCAGCGTGTTGAGTAAGGAGTTTAAGGCGCTGGCTATGGAAATGGAAATTCCGATCGTTGTCATTGCCCAACCACGGAAACTTGTGCCAGGCATGGTGATGACCCCATGGGATTTCAAAGACACCGTGGACCTTTATTCCGATTGCGACCAGATGGTTATTCTCCATCGGGACATGATAGGGAAAACCAAAGGCCGTGAGGCCACTATTGAGGCAGACGGAGAGCAAGACACGATGAGCCCACTGACCCTTGTGCGGCTCGCTAAAGGACGACATGCTGCCCAGCGAGATGTGACGCTGTATTTCGAAGGCGAGTATCATCGGTTTCGAGAGGCTACGCCGATGGAAATGACAGGAGAGATGAGATGATGGATACGTGTAGCAGTGGGGAACTCTTGCGATTACTCGTGCGCGTATCAGAGATTGCACGGAAAAAAGCCGATGGACACTTTACTATCATGCACTTTACAACAAACTTCAAGGTGATATTAGGGACTCCCGACCTGAACGATAACCAGTGTGTTACTGGATTAGAGCTAGGAACTGATGAGCCGATTGGAAGGGAAAAGGTTCTTCTTGACAAGATTGTGGGGCACAGAGGGCTTGCTGATGCGTTAGAAGATTTCCTTGTACGGCATACTCCATGACCCCTCTTCGCCCTATCCTTTCGGCGCTTGTTCTCAGCCTCCGGCGCCGCTGGTTGGAACAGCAGCTTGCGGAGCATTTTGACGTGGAACTCTCACGGCAGCTTGATGCAATTATCATTGAGCAGGAACGTATCACTGAGGAAGGAGTGGATTAAGCGTGGCCTATTACCTCTGGCGAATGTGCGACACCGACCGGTACATGGTGCTCAATGCCGACAGTTATCCACCAGATGAGGGTACGGAGCTGTTCGCCTTCCTCTCAGAGGCGAAGGCTGAGGCTGAACGACGCAATCAAGAGCGCCCGGATGAGGCGCAAGGGGAGTTGGGGATATGCTGATCCAAGGTAATGCCCTTCATCTGCCCTTGCGTGATGAGTCGGTGCATTGTGTCGTCACGTCGCCGCCGTATTGGGGCCTGCGGGACTATGGCACGGCGAAGTGGGAAGGTGGCGATCCAGCTTGCGCACATCAGCGGGGGCGTCCCGGAGCTGGTCGAGCCGACGGCATCGTTGACGACCGAGCGCAGCGTAATCGGGACGGAGCCGGTGCGATGGGTGGTGACTGCGGCAAATGTGGAGCGCATCGCATCGACTCCCAGCTCGGCCTCGAATCCACGCCGCAAGAATACGTCGAGAAGATGGTCGCCGTGTTCCGCGAAGTGCGGCGGGTGCTGCGCGACGATGGGACGCTGTGGCTGAATCTCGGGGATAGTTATTTCAGCACTACGAAAGGCAGCGGAGGCCCGTCAGATAAGCAGGAAAGCAATGCTGGTTCTTGGTACGAGACGCGTAAGTTTGTCACTCCTGATGGCATCAAAACAAAAGACCTCGTAGGCATTCCCTGGCGCGTCGCCTTCGCGCTTCAAGCTGACGGCTGGTGGCTACGCTCAGACATCATCTGGGCGAAGCCGAACCCCATGCCTGAGAGCGTGATAGACCGACCGACGCGCAGCCACGAATATCTCTTCTTGCTCACGAAGAGCGCGAGATATTATTGGGACCGAGAAGCAGTGAAGGAGCGGGGAACTGGCCTTACACATTCAAAGGCGGGTGCAACTGGGAAAAATGATGATGCCAGAAAGACGGGGAGAGCCATTACCAAGGAGGCCCATCCTACAGGAACACGCACCGGAAACAACTTGGGAGATGCCTACTTTGGCGTAGATTGGAAGATAGTTGGCCGCAATCTCCGCTCTGTCTGGACCATCGCCACCGAGCCATATAAGGGCGCTCACTTTGCCACCTTCCCCCAGGCCCTTGTCACGCCCTGCGTCCTTGCTGGCTCACGTTCTGGCGATGTGGTCCTCGATCCCTTCACCGGTAGCGGAACTGTTGGTGTGGTTTGTCGCAAGACGCAACGGCGCTTTGTGGGGATTGATCTCAATGTGGACTATTTGCGACAGGCCCAGGTGCGGGTTGAGAACAAGGAGACGGAGTTGAAGACTGAGGGATTACCGTTATTCGCAGGAGGTGAGAGATGAGCTGGCTTGATACATGGCGGGCCTTTATCGGGGCAGCGCCGCCAGTCCCACGCACACAGACGCGGGGCAACGGAATGATCGTACTCGCTCCTCGGCCACGGCAGTCCGCCTCCGCCCTCCCGCGCAATCTCAAGCGGCTGATGGCGGAACGGGGGTTGAGCGTGAGCAGGCTGGCGAAAGAGGCAGAGGTAAGCGCCAGTACAATCAGGGGGATTGAGCAGGGTATAGGCGAGTTCGGTACACCTAATCCGACACTACTGGTGCTACTCAAACTGGCGGCGGCGTTGAACTGTGGGATTGAGGAATTGGTGAAGGAGGAGGAGCGTGATGAAAACTGAGGCGGAGATACGGGAGCGGATTGCAATGCGTCAGCGGGAGGTTGAAGACGAGGAGGTGAAGGGTGGTGTCGGTGGCGAGGATTGGAACCTTGCTGTGACAGCCATGGCGGAGCTGCAATGGGTGTTGGGGGAATGATACGCTATGGCGACATCGCTCAATCTATCGCAGAGCTCCTGGAGACCAAACAGGCCCAATACGGCGATAGCGTGGGCACCGCGCCGAAGATCCTCGCGCTGCTCTACCCCGATGGGGTGCGCGTCGATCAATACGCCGACCTGCTCACCATCGTGAGGATGCTCGATAAGCTCAAGCGGATCGCGACGGCCAGGGCCGATGATCCGGAGGACGCATGGCGGGACTTGGCGGGTTATGCCATATTGAGACTAGCACAGCGAGAGGCAGAGAGAGAGGTGAGGCCAAAGGGAGTCCGATGGGCGACTGCACAGATCGAGGCCCTGTGATGAGCGAAGGGGCGATGTACCGACCCTCTAAAATCGTTCCTGACGCGCTGAGCGGTCCAGGACGGGCAAAACAGGGCTTCGGAGGTATCAGCACAAGGGGCAAGAAAAAAGAGGGGCCTATTTCGGGCAAGCGTATCAAAACGGATACACCCAAGCCAGCCAAGAAGTCCCGCAAACTCCCTACTACCCCTCGAAGTAGAGTCCGGGCAGCATTAAGGCAATTATATCTCCGGTCCAGGGAGCGAGCTGCCCGTCTCAAACTCGCTGGCAATTCGTGCGAGCGATGCGGAGTCAAGGCGAGCAAGGCCAAAGGTCGAGAAGTAGGCGTGCAGGTACACCATCGAGAAGGTATAGCCCAGTGGGAGAAAATTATTGATCTGATATTCGAGCAGCTCCTGGTTGACCCGTCACTGCTCGAGGTGGTGTGCGTGGACTGTCATAAGGCGGAGCATGGAAAAGAGGGGCCGCTCGACTAGCCGACCCCTCTTCCTTGGTTAGCGGCCGCCGATGAAGGCCCTTACGACGCGATATAGCATTATGGCCACGAACAGGATAGCGATAGCTTCTGCCGGGGTCATTGTAGCGCCTCGATGACGCCCTTAAAGCCGTCTATTGCTAACGTCCAACATTGAATTGTGATAGGTGATAGCCAGGCGATCAGCGCGGCAAACGCAAGGGAGATAGTTAAGGCTGTGATAGTGTGTGTCATGGCGTCACCTTTCCCTTTCTCGGCCCCTTGCCTTCAGGCCAGGGCCTGTCCCAGTAGCAGCTATGACACGATGGACATTGCCGGGGCGTCTCTACGCCGAGCTGGACCCAGCGCATCGAATCCTTTTTGTGCTTAGTGCAGCGTCGGCAATCGTCGCCATGGCCGCAACGCAGGCAGACAAGTAGGGGTAGCGTGATGGTCGTTGGAGTGGTCATGGCGTCACCGTCTTTCTTGCCGTCGGCAGTGCAACGTAAAAAGGGCCTTGCCGGTGATATACGGTTCCGCCGATTTCGTCTGCTTTCTTCCTGGCCTGGGTTCGGTTCGCATAGGCAAGCGCCGTCACTTCGCCCTTGTAGAGCTTACCCAGGACTGTTAGCCCATTGTCGAGCCTTGTCGTTATCATTTTCCTACCCTTCCCTTTATCGCCGTTTCCCAGTGAGGACATTCGCATACTCCTCAAGGGTTGTTGCAGGAAATGTCAAGCGAGTGACACTGCGTCCCCCGTGACCAATGTAGTATGGCGAATGGCAGTTACTACACTCTCTTGGCCGCTTACCAGGTACGCGCTGGATCCAGATCTTCGGCGCGTGTTTGCACCGTGGGCAACCGTCACCGTGCCCGCATCTGGTGCAGATGTAGGTTTCAAGGGTGATGCTCATTGCTCCAGGCGTATGCTTGCTCATTTCCCTTGCTCCTTCCGCCCGTCATAGCGGGCGATGATGTTTAGTACGATGTGCGACACGATTGCCAGGACGGCCCAGCCGACGATAAGCGCCAACCATATTGAGGGATAGCCGAAAAAGCCGTTGATGACGAAGTAACCGTTGGCAATCATGGCGTCACCTCCGGCTCATGCGCTCGGCATGAAGCAATCTGGCAAAATTCTTGTCGGCCATACTTGGCGAGACAGCGATCACACACCCCATAGCCTGTATCATGGTCCGCGCATTGCTTCCGCGCTTCCCCTCCGCAACATGTACACTCAAGACCCACGAGGTCAAGACCGTCTAATAACTCTAAGATCGTCATGGCGTCACCTCTTGAGCCAAGGGTTTCTGATGTTGCAATGGAACGCAATTTGCGTGATCGGTCTTGAGATATACGTCTACCCTCTGCCAGCTTCCAGTATGCGCAAGCCTGATGTGCGCTTGCCCGGTACAATAGACTTTGGCAGTCCCCGATAGCCTGATGAGCTTTCCTAGTTTCATCATGGCGTCACCTTCCCCTTCCCCTTGCATGGTATGCCCCGCCAGCACGAGCAAGCCCGTTGAAATTCGCATTGTTTCGCTGCCTTACCAGTCTTGCCACACACCTCACACTTTGTTTCGGTTTTCATCGTCTCATCTCCTGCCCGTGTGGGCTGTTAGTAGCCTATCTTGGCCAGTGCATACCCGTCTCGATAGATCCATCCGTCGAGCCTTATCCTGTCCCCACGATGTAGCACCAGGTCGTCATCAGGTGCGTGTAGTGTCGCTGTCCTACTGGTGATAATCCATCCGTCCAGGTTATTGTTAGCGTCTAGTGTCCCTGTCTTAAGTGCTACGATTGTGTGTGTCATTGTCCTATCTCCGTCGTTAGTTGTTGTCCTGCCGCCTCTACGTGGGCCGTTAAAACCAATACCCGCCCTTGATCTGTAGCCAGATTGCATACATCACTCGCCGCCGTCCGCCTACCATGTACCATTTCATTGTCCTGTTCTCCTGTTAGTTGTTAACGGTTTCCAGTTCGCAGTACTACTACATACCATCCGTTTTCGGTTTGCGTGATTGTCCAACGCCATTGCTCCCTTTTATTCGCAAGTGCGTGCTGAGCTGCTAAGATTGTTGCGTATACTGTTTCCCGAGTCATTGTCCTGTCCTCCGTCGTTAGTTGTTGTCCTGCCGTCCATCGCCTCTGATACTACTAATATATACCTATATTGATAGTTGTCAAGGGAAATCGTATATAGTTATCAAATTATTTTACAAATCAGCCATTGACGCGGGTTCGCAAGGACTTTGTACCATGATTTCACAAGCTATTATCGTTTTCACAAGCACAAATAATCGCTTGTGCAGGTATTCACAAGCCCACATACCGCTATAATCAGGTAGGATTAAGCATATCCCACATGGTCACCATGTGAAGTATTTCACAAGCTTGTCAAGCATAATCGTACCTGGCCACTAGCCTATAATCATAGGGTTACAAGATTGTGAAAAAAAACACTTGACAAGCATCCCGAGATTGTGAAATATAGAGCAAGTGGAAGCAAGACATCCGAAGGATGGAGCTTGCTAAGCCTTTCACCTTGTGACGGATAAGGGACGAGATGCCAGCAACAGCAACTAAGCGAGTATCAAGAGGTAAGCGAGCAGCAGCAGCAGCATTGATACGATCTGGGGTATCAGTGCGTCAGACTGCGGATGAGCTCGGGATAGGCCGTAGTACAGCACATCGAGCGGCGACAGACCCAACGATAGATGATGAGGATATTGAGCGGATTAAGGATAGAGTACAGAGTAAGATGATAAGGGCTTCGGATCGTTTCCTCGACCAGTCCTTGGGACGTATACAAGATCTTCACCCTTACCAGGCCATGTTATGCGCTGGAATAGCCCACGATCATTACCTGCGCAGCCGCGCCGCTGGCCAGTCTACAGGTCAACAAGGGTCGGTCACCAACATACTGATCCAGATCGACAAGTCCCTGCGTGTACAGGCTAACAAGGTATCTGGTGATACTGATTGATAGTAATGAGTAGTGTACTTGTCTAGATGGTCTGAGATGGTCCGTATGTATGTGATTATAATGGTCAGTCGTATAAGGTGCAATATGTCACCTTGTATGCTATGCGATACAGTAGGTGATAAGTAGGCAGCTAGTGAGCGGTAGGCGATAGACGGCAGGCATGTGGTTGTAGGCGATAGCGGGTGAGCGGTAAGCGGGTGAGCGGGTAAGCGGGCGAGCCTACCAGGGCAATAGAGGGGGGGGCATGGGCCAAAAGGTTTCGCGAAAAGCTAGTGAGTCCCCGTTTCCCACACCCCTCACACAAAAGGTTCCTAAGTGACAATCATACCTAAACCAATGCACGTCACGATTAATCGTATATGTCCGTATTGCAGCGATGAAAATAAGTCAAATAATAAGCTAGTTATTTACTGCGCCTCTTGGGATCAGGAGGGCTTCGGCCTTTCGGCTATAATTATCGCTAAGAGTGAAGAGGAAGCCGTTAAATTTTTGAAATTGAATAAAGAGTATGAAACTCTTTTCTGTGTTAACCCTATTGGCGAGGCGTTTTTTAATGAAAAGCCTGGGGTGTTGGTACGTCAATCATTGTAGGGTAGCGCACATCACACAAAAGGTTCCTAAATGACAATCATACCTGAACCAAGGCGCCTCACAATTGACCGTAGATGCCCGTATTGTCATTCCCAAGGGCCACATCACATTATTGCGTATGACCCGATTGCCCTTAATGGAGAACCTCTCCCGATCATCCAGTGCGCATTATGTCATAGCGTACGGGGAGCACTCTCGTGAGTGAGCTCAACAAACAGCCTCTCTTGTTTTCTTCTTAGCCCACCTGCTACAACAACCAGAAATCCCAAAAACGACAAGGAATAAGTCCGCTTGTGAAAGATTTCACTTGACATTGCCTTTTTATCGTGCGATAGGTATGTAAAATTTACACAGTGTGTAAAAATTACATAGTGGGAGGGTAATGGCAACAGCCACAGCGACTCCTAAATTCCGAAGACGGTCTACGCGCCCGGATAACAATCCCGATGCGCCTAAGGCGGTCATGACAGAGGCGGACCTATTCCGTATCTGGCGTCTCGATCCTGAAATCTGTATTCAGCAAGCCATTATCGATCCCTACAACGCTGCAACAGGCCAAGGGATTCGTATGACCACGCAGCAACGCGAAGCGATTATAGCCGTCAAGGAGTTGATAGAGGCGAAGCTCGCTGTGTTTCGTGGGGAGGCCACGCTAGAGCAGCAGGAGTTGGCGAAAAAGATCGGGTTGTCGATTATGGCCGGAAAAGGGATTGGGAAGGATACGCTTATTTCGTGGCTGCTGCTTTGGTTCGTCTGGGCGCATCCCTACTGCAAGGTGCCATGTACGTCGGTGTCAAGTGACCAGCTTGAGAAGGTGTTGTGGTCGGAGCTGGCGAAGTGGTTACCGACCAGTTACCTCGCCCCGTTCTTGAAACTACAGAGCGGGAAGCTGTTCTATACGGCGCTAGAGCCGGAAGTAGTCGGTAAGCGGTGGTTTGCCTATACGAAGACGGCTAACCCTAACAGCACGGAGTTGGAGCCGGAAGGTGTGGCAGGGGCTCACGAAGATTATGTGATGGTGGTGGTAGACGAAGCCTCTGGTGTCAACGATTCGATCTTCCAAAGCCTGGAAGGTACTTTGACACAGATGGTGAACTTCATGGTCATGATCTTCAATCCTACACGCTCCAGAGGCTACGCAATCGACAGCCAAGAGACCCGTGCGCATCGATGGATTACGCATCGCTGGAACGCCGAGGACTCCGAGATCGGGAATAAGGAGATCCACACCCGCCTATTGGAGGACTATGGCCGCGACAGCAATCCCTACCGTATCCGGGTCTTGGGATTGCCTCCGATTACGGACGTGCAGACGCTCATTCCCTACGACTGGATTCAGGATGCTGTGGGTCGAGAACTTGAGGGTTTCGAGCGTGAGCCACTGGTGAAGGCGGTAGACTGCGGAGCTGGAGGGGACAAGAGTATCATCGCTACGCGCCGCGGCTACAAGGTCTATCCGTTGAAGCGGATGGTGTCACCTGAATCAACGGTTCTTGTGGGGTGGGTGGGAAACGACATCGACGCTGAGCGCCCGGATGTGTGTTTTGTCGATACCATCGGCATTGGATGGGCCGTCGAGGGGCAACTGCGGCAGCTCAAGGGGGCGGTGGTGCAAGCTGCGGACTTCCGGCGAACGCCTGACAATGGCGATCGTTATATGAATAAGCGAGCAGAATCCTACGACCGGCTCCGTGAGGCGTTTGAAAAGGGTCTGATTTCGATTCCCAATGATGCTGACCTCATAGATCAACTCAGCGCGATTCGGTGTGAATATGCCCATTCTAAAATGAAGATTTTAGAAAAGAAGAAACTCAAGAAACTCCTTAAAGAGGGGCACTCTCCTGACGAGGCCGATGCACTGGCGATGACGTTCTATAGGCGCCCGAATTTGCTGTCGTCACGGTCTGTGGCGAATCAAGCTATGGCAACCCATAGTTCAATGGAGCAAGGATGGCTCAGAGCTTAAGCGCGAAAGAACGAGAGGCGTTGCTGGATACAGCTAAGCTACGTTTTCGCACAATCAGTGTCGCTCAATCCAGCCAACGTGCTGAGACGTTGAAGAACATTGAGTTCGTCTATAACATCGGCCAGGGACAATGGCCGGAGAGTATTCGCGCAGAACGCAAGAAGGATGATCGGCCTTTTTTGACGAGCAACAAACTCAGGAAGTTCGTCAGCGTTGTGGCGAATGAGATCATTGCTCGCCGCCCCGCTATTGGGGTGAAGCCGGTCGATGACCAGAGCGATCCCCTCATGGCCCGCGTCCACGAAGACATTATTCGCAACCAGGAGTATCAATCGGGGGCGGAGGCTATTTACGCCCAAGCTGTCACCCACGCAGTCGCTGGAGGGGTTGGTTATTGGCGTGTGCTGACGAAATTCATCCCTGGTACGTTCGAGCAGGAAGCCTATATAGCGCCGGTCGATAATCCGCTTTCGGCCTATTTGGACCCGGAGCGGCAGTATGGTTTTGTCCGCACGTCGATGCCTATAGAGGAATTCAAGCTCAAATATCCGAAGGCCGCCGTCTCAGACTTCAATGAGATGCAGTTGGGCGATCAAGACATGATCCACTGGAAAGACGGAAATCGCCTCGTGGTATGCGAATATTTTTGGAAAGAGCCGTCATCGGTCACGCTCGCACAAGTACATGACCCTGTGACGAACGCGACGATGGTTATTCCGCTCGACAAGGGGATTACTAAGGCCACGATAGAAGAGCAGGGCCTTCATGTGACCCAGACCCGCGAAGATATTAAGCATCAGACAAAATGGGCAATCCTGACGGGGGCTGAAATCCTTGAGATCCGCGACTGGCCCGGCGAGGAGATCCCGATTGTCGAGGTGTGTGGCGATACCATCGTACATGAGGGGCGCACGTATAAGATGGCGCTCACGAAAGACGCCATCGATCCCCAAATGATGTCTAATTTCTGGAAAACGGCGATGACGGAGAGCATCGCGCTTGCTCCCAAGGCCCCTTTTATGGTCACGCCTGAGGAAATTGCGGGGCACGAGCCGATGTGGAACTCGTTGAATATCACCAACCGGACATTTCTACTCCACAATCACACAGGGCTTGGGCGTCCAGGGCGCGTTCCGGCCCCAGAAGTGCCGAATGCGGCAATGTTAATGCTAAGAGTGGCCGACGATGACATCAAGGACGTAATCGGCATCTTTGAGCCCGGCCTTGGCGACCGCAGCAATGAGCGGAGCGGCACCGCTATTCGCGCCAGACAGTCGAAATCTGACATCGGCACTGCGCATTTCGGTGAACATCTGCGTCAAGCCATCATTCTTACGGGCCGTATCCTCATGGATGTCAATAGCCGCATCATGGATACCGCTCGTGTAGTCAGAATCCGCGGCGAGGACGGGCAGGCGCAGTTTGTTGGCCTCAATCAGCCCGTATTTGATCCTGAGACCGGCATGACGACCCTCGTCAACGATATGTCGGTCGGTAAGTATGACGTAGAAGCCACGATGCGGACCTACCAGAGCCGACGCGAGGAAGCTATGGAGGGAATGCTACAGGCGCTTCAGTATGCAGGCCCAATGGCACCTCTAATCTTGCCATACGTGTTCAAATTCAGCGATCTACCGGGTGCGGAAGAGATTTATACCGCCCTCAAATCGGCGCAAACTGCGCTGCCACCCACCGCACCAACAGATGGTGCGCCAACATCGGCACCCGGCATGATGCCGGGAGAGCCAGGAGGTTAAGATGCCAGAAGAACCGGAATCAACGATTCCAGAGCCCTCAATACAGACACCCTCGACGGAGGTAGCGTCGGAGGAGGCCACAGGGGAGGCGCTATCAGCCGCTCCTGTCATTGCTTCAATTCCTGATCTGCCTACAGAGGACAGAAAAACCATCAACCGCATTGGCTATCAGCTACGACAGGCACAACGAGAAATCGAGCGCCTGAAATCCGTTACGATAGACCAGACGCGAGAAGACCACGCTGCAAAGACTCCTGATGTTGAGCCCCAGGAAGCCGACTACGCCGACTACGGCTCCTACATCAAGGCATTGACCACTTTTTCGGTCAGGCAATCTCAACAAGAGTCTGCCTTGGCCGCCCGACAACAACAGCAACAGGCGGCTGAGGCCGCTATAGTCGCTCAGTTTGAACCGCAGATCACCGCAGCTCGTGCTAAATATGAGGATTTTGACGATGTAGTGTCTGCGCCGATATTTGCTCAAGATACGCAGGCAATGCTCATGCAGAGCCCTCATGGCGCTGAGATCGGTTACTACCTGGGCTTGCGTCCACAAGAAGCAGACGCAATGAATCGAATGTCGCCTGTGGCGAAAGCAAGGGCAATAATCGCCCTCGAACAGAAGATCGGTACACAACAGACAAAAACGGTCTCGACTGCTCCTGCACCGATTACCCCTGTGACGGGAGCGGCAGGATCTGTCAAAGACCCGGACAAAATGACCACTGATGAGTGGATGGCATGGAATCGCCAGCAACACTTGGAGCGATTGAAAACCAAGCCACTCGTCTAACGGAAGGAGTCAGGTATGGCGAATGCCTTTAATAATCCTACATTGTTTGCGCGAAAGGCGCTTGCGTCCTTTCACAATAAGCTGAAGTTTATTAAGACGGTCAACCGGGAATACGACGAGGAGTTTAAGAAAGCCGGTCAAAAGAATGGTGGATCGTTGCGCCTCAAGGAACCCGCGCAGTTCACTGTGCGCGATGGCGCAGTGATGGCTATTCAAGACGTCACTGAGACCTACCAGACCCTGACGGTGGCGACGCAAAAAGGAGTCGATATTAACGTCAGTGCTTATGAATTGACGATGAATATCGATGATCTGACCAAGCAGGTGATCGAGCCTGCTATGGATAGGCTTGTGGCTAAGGTTGAATCAACCATACTTACTGATGTTTACAAAGACATCTACAACGTAACCGGAGACCCGGACGCTGAGCCTGATGCCATGCTCGACGTGTTGCGGGCCAATGCTCGCATTAGTGAAGGGTTGGCCCCCATGGGTGATCGCCACGTCATTATGAATGCGGCCACGATGTTTCCGCTGGTGAACTCTGTCGGCCTCTACTTCCATAAGGCGAGCGAGCTTGACCGGGCGTTTGCGGAAGGCTACATCGGTCAGGCTGCGAACATGAAGTGGTGGGAATCGGAGATGGTTCCTAGTCACACCAACGGCAACCGCGACGACACCACCCCGGTTGTAAATACCTCCACCGGCATCACGAGCGGCACAGCCACCATCGCTATTACTGCCCTCGATTCTACGTCTACCGTCAAGCGCGGTGACGTATTCACCGTGGCCGGAGTGTGGGCCGTAAATCTCGAAACTAAACAGCGTTTCCCTCGTCTCCAGCAGTTTGTAGCGACTGCCGATGGCACAGCGTCCGGTGGGGCGCTTACCGTTTCGGTCAGCCCAACTCCCTATACCTCTGGCGCCCGTCAGAACGTAGAGATTGTGAGCGCAGGCTCCGGTAAGGCGGTCGTGTTCGAGGCGACTGGTGGTTCAGGCGATGCGTCGGCAGTTCTCACACAGCCCTTGGCCTACCATAAAGATTTTTGCACGGTTGTCTTCGCCAACCTGGAGACGCCTGTGGGCGCGGGATGGTTCGCGCAGGAAACCGCGGAAGGTATCCCGATGCGCGTTTGGCGTGCTGGAGACATCATCAACGATCAGTTCCCGCTTCGTATTGACGTACTCTTCGGCTGGAAGGTGCGGTATCCGCACTGGGCGGACAGGATGCGCGGATAATCTCTGACAAGAAAGGAGTATGACATATGGCAGTCAAACAGTTAAGTGATGGACGCGCAGATGGCGCGACGTTGGGCCAGTCAGCCACCGACAAGATCGGCATGTATGGTGCAACACCAGTCGTACAGGCCGCAATCACTGCGGCGGGAACAGATGCCGCCACGACACAGACGCTTGCCAATGCGTTGCGCACTATGGCAATTAACCTGGGGATGATGGCGTCGGCGTAAAAACACTGTAATGGAGGAGGGGCAGGGATAGCCTTGCCCCTCACTCCACAAGGATTTTATGAAGGTTGTATTCGCAATCCCAACGATTGACGGCTCGATTCGCTCAGAGTGTGTCTTGAGCTTGATGATGGCACAACGCCTGCTCTTCGAAGCGAAAATCGAGAGCGATCTGTTTGTCATTGCAGATTGTCCTGTGCTGCCAGTGGCCAGGAATACCCTGGTAGCGATGTTTCTCCGGGAGCCAGAGGCAACCGATCTCTTGTTCATCGATGCCGATGTGGGATTTGACGCCGAGGCCGTGTTGCGGTTGCTCAATCGCCAAGAAGAGATTGTTGTTGGTGTCTATCCCTTGAAACGCGATAGTGGGGGCTGGCCAATGGTGATGCAGACCAGAGACGGTGTACCTCTTGGGCGCGATGGACTGATTGAGGCTGACTTTGTGCCGACAGGATTTATGCGGATTCAGCGTGGTGTCTTTGAGCGTCTCATAGCCGCCCACCCGGAGCTTCGATACGCTGATAGCGTCGTGGAGACAATGGGGGATCAGACTCTCCGGGCGGCATGGGACTTTTTTCACATGGGGATTGACCCCGAACGGCAACGGTATACCACTGAGGATTATGCATTCTGCCAGCGATGGCGGGACATCGGGGGCCGCTTGTGGATCGATCCCGATATTACCTTTTCGCATATTGGGCGGAAAGCCTACAAGGGCAACCTCCATCAGTATTTGCTGAGATTACCAGGGGGGCGCGATGACCCCATGAGGAGTGCCGATGCTGGTTAGTGATGTGATTCGGGGAGCCTTGACCAAGATCGGCGTCATTGATCCCCAGGGCGCAATTGAGACCGACTGGACGACGATGGGAATTACGGAACTCAGCGACATGCTTCAGCATTGGGCCGCTGAGGGGCTACTGATCCATGCCTTGACGACGCACACGAAGGTCTTGACGGTTGCAGACCCGATTTACACCATTGGAGCGAGTGGCGACTTCAATGTCCAACGTCCTGTGGACATACGAGACGCTATGATTACAGGAGACAGCCGGGACTCGGAATGCAGGGTTGACACCTCGATCTTTCGCTATCAGGAGATTGAGACCAAAACCACACAAGGGCGGCCTGATGAATTGTTCTACGACCCTACCTACCTGTCAGGACTCGCCTCGATCTACTTGTATCCTACGCCCGATCAAGCCTATACGCTGACACTGAAGGTCTTAACGGCGCATGTGGCGCTCACGCTGGCAACCGATACGATTGTTGTCCCGCCGGAGTATGACTATGCGATCAAGGCAAACTTCGCGGTGAGGATGATGTCGCACTTCGGCAAGACCGATGCGTTGGTGATGAAAGAGGCTGTAGATAGTAAGGCAATCTTAATGAGGAACAATGCGAAACGGTTGATCTCTCCATCGAAGATAGATTCGGCGTTACTTGCGCCACAGAGTTCCAATATCACAACAGGGTAGGAGGAGGATTGGTATGCGAAAGATCATTACGGGAATGTTGGGCCTTAGCATCGGGCTGATGGCAGGATCGGCCTTTGCCTGGATTCCACCGGACTATGAAGCTGTGCCGACCGTGACCCATACGGCCGTAGCGGTGGCTGCGACCTCAACCGCCACAGTGGTTGCGAAGTCCACACGGACCTTGCTGATCCTCGAAAACATCAGCGACACGAACATTGATTGCAAGTTTGGGGCCGCAGCGGTAGCCAGTGAGGGTGTGCGTCTGTACGCGAACGGGGGCGCGTTGCTGGTCGATAAGAAGTATCCCACAGCCGCCGTCAACTGTATTCATGCAGGGTCCGGTACGAAGACCCTCCTGGTAACAGAAGGGACGCAGACATGGTAAGGCGTGCGCTTGCCGTTCTTCTGAGCCTCCTGCTCTTCGCTGCCCCTGCACAGGCCGGATGGTTGTATGCCCCATCGAGTACGCTCACGTCGCTCTCCAACACCTGGACCGAGCTTCAGACGTTCACCGTCAACCCCATCATCACCAATACCGCGCCTGGTCTGGTCTTCACCGACACCACCGCCAGCGCCAAATCCCTGACCATCGCCGTCGATGCGAACCTTGCGCAGTTGCGGGAAAGCGCGGGGGCGAGTGGGAGCTTGCTGGTGCTGGATTTGGCGAATAACAACGTCGGCATCGGGACGACGGGGTCGGATTACAAATTGCATGTTCGCGCTACTGACAATAAGGGCATTAAATCAGAAACAACCGGCACGGATAGAGCAGAGCTCTACTTATCAAAAAATAGCGGTGCCGTTCGTAATTGGATAATGTCGGTGGCAGGCGCAACGAACGGGCACAGTGTTCCCGATCAATCCTTCTACATCGCCGATGTCACAGGAAGTGCGGCGAGATTGACAATAAACACCATCGGCAACGTCGGCATCGGGACGACGAGTCCGGCCTCCCTCCTCGACCTCCGCGCTGGCGATCTCACGCAATCCGGCGCGAACGGGCAGAAGTATGTTATGGGCCGCGCCACCCAACTCGTCGCTGTCGGATCAGGGCTAACGACCAAAGCCACCACGATTCAGATTCCTGCCGATGCCGTGGTGTACGCTGTGCCGGTCAGAGTTAAGACGATCCCTGGCGGGACGGCGACCATGACTGTTACCGCGACTACCAGCGGGACCGCCTTCCAGAAGGGCGCGTCGATTAGTACCGCGACAGGGACTACAGACGTTGGTAACAAGAATACACCAGTCAACTACAACAGCGTGGCCGCGCAGACCATTACGTTTACGTTTGACGCGCCTACAACCGATGCGTTAGGAGAGATCCGCGTGGACATTTACTACCACGTGCCGACTGCGCCAACAAGCTAAGGAGAGATGATGAGACGAATACTTGCAGGAATGATCGCGGTAAGCGTGTTTACTCCGATGATGGCATGGGCACAGCAGGCCCCACAGCTCACGAATGAGGACTTGTTGAAGCTGATCGGGTTGAAGGAGATTCAAGCGTTGCAGTGTGGCAAGGCGCTGGAGGCGGCGCAGCAGCAGATCGTGGCGTTGACGCCAAAGTCTGAGTCACCGAAGAAGGACGCGAAGTGAGCCTGACACCGGAAGAACGCGCAGAAATCGTTCAAGAGATTATCGCAGAACTGACGAAACGATTTGAGAACCTTCTCCCGATATGGACGGAGAAAGTATACTTAGGTCTTCCCGAGCTTATCGGCAATCTCATGACTCATCATGCCGCCTTGCTGGATATGAACCGTGACTTCTACAAGGCGAATCCAACCTTTGCCGCGTACAAGCCTATCGTGCAATCAGTGATTGAGCAGTTGGACGGATCGCGTCCTACGGCGGATTACAAGGACATCTTACGGGATGCAGTACCGATTATTCATGAGCGAATCAAGGTGCAAGCCGGACTCGACATGACCACAGTGAAGCGTCCAGACCGACACCTTCCACAGCTTGGCGTGGAACGTGATCCCTTGAAACCTTACGGGGAGTTGTAGTGATAGACGTTAAAAGGGATGGATCGTTCTCTTTTAGCATTTCAAGTGAGGAGTTACAGCGTGGGCTTCGCCCGGTGGCTGAGCAACCTCGTAACTCAGGATTCCTTATTCAGTGCGACGGTGCCATTGGCTATCATGGCAGCTTGCAAGGGATCACTGCGATTACTGCGCTTGCTACTACGGCCATTACAGATGGGCATCCCTACCCACAATTGTTCCTCCTTCCAAACCTGATCGTGATCTGCGGGAGAACAAAGATCTACGAATGGGTCAATAGCGCCCTGGTTGAGAAACTCACCGTGTCGGCGGGCAATCCTTGGAGCCTGGTCGAATTCTACGATCAACTTCTGTTAACCAATGGCGTTGTTACGGTTGAACGTCGCCCTGGTGATAAGGTCTATGCTCTTCGGGCCGACTTACCAATAGGGGAAGCCTTGTGCAGCTTCGGCGGGCAGATCATTGTGGGGGGGTTGACGGCTGGGAGCTTGGCGTGACCTGGATCACGGACAATAAAGGTGCAGGCCCTTGGGACTTCGTGCCACAACCTGAAAAGTGCGGCTATGTCAATAACCCACGATGGACAGCTAACCGTGCCAGCGATATTGACCATGAACCGTGCGGGTATTGGCCGAAGGGAACGTCTACAGTAACCGATGTCAAAATTTACGACCTTGTATATGGAGGGGGTCCCTATCCTACTTTAAGCGCCTACACCTTTGATGGCACGACGCTTACACTGCTTGGGGGTGGTGAAGCAGGGTATGGCCTATGTGAGTATCAAGGGGATAGTATCCTCACGTTGGTTGGAGATGGACCTACCGCACAGATTCGGCGCGTCAGGGGCGTACCGCCATTTGATACGATTGGGCATTACGCGCCCTTTAACGCATATGACATGGAAACGATCTCGAATCGAGATGCGGTCTATTGGTTTCCCGAATTAGGCTCCCATCTGGCTCATGCGAAGTCAGGACAGGTTATAAAATTATCGCTTGAGTTGGCTCGCCAGGGGCGTTTTTATCATGGTACCGTTATTGACGGGACGGACGGGCATCGTTACACCTATAAATATGCATCTTCTGATTCCCCTCCGTGGAATCTTGCAGAACGCCCAATTACGGGAGGGTTTTGGGGTACAGTCTGGTCAGTTATCCCAGATGACGTGTGCGATTCTCCGATCGCGGCGTGGGATAGCGAGACTGCCATACCCATAAGTGATAACGGTAATATGGTGTATGCTAACGGGTCGGTGTATGTGTGTATGACGAATCAAAGCAGCCCTGGCGGTAGTATACGTCGGCTACACCCCACTACATTTGCTAAACAAGCCGTCCACTACGGGGGTGGAAGCGCCTCAATCATTGTGAACGCGAATGGGGTCTACCGTCCTGATTATAATGGCACAGGGGGAAACGTCGTTACACGATATGATCCGTACACTCTTGCGAGCATTGCCGACTCTCCTGCTGCCGTTGGTTTTACTGGAGGTCAGGTCATTTTTCACAAGGATACTATAATACACTTGATTGGGAACTACTTCTCGCCGTGGGGTTTGCGCCGATACGATCAGATCACCCTAGCCCTTCTACAAGAACAAACTTACCCAAATGGAACCGGCCAGCCCTATCAACTTATCACCCTTATTGATGATAATTTTCTACTTGTAGGCTCCAACGATCACGTGCGGGTCTTGGACGCTCATACCTTGCAACCCGTAACCCCACTAGTTTCCTTATATGGAGGCTATGCACAAGAAGCAATGCTTGTCGTTCCTCAAGGTCTACATGGAACAATTAGCACAGCACATCGTTGCGGCACATCACCTGTCTGGCCGATGCCAGCGTAGAAAGGAGACTGTATGGCAACAGAACTCAGTAATAAGTTTAGATACCTGATCTTGTTAAAGGTCATGGATTTTGCGACGGATGTATTCAAGATTCGCGCGATGGCCTCTGGGTTTGTATTCAATAAAGATACCCATAAGGTTTGGGCTGATGTATCGGCCTCAGAGTTGGCTAACGGAAATGGGTATGTCACTGGCGGCAATACGCTCTCAGGCATCTCCGTCACCCAGGATGACACGCTGGATCGTGGCCGGGCGGTATGGGGAAATTCCTCATGGACAGCGGCTGGTGGGACGCTAGGGCCGTGTCCAGGCTTTATCATTATCGACGATACCGTGGCGGCCCCTGTAGTTGATCCGATTGTTGGCTACATCGATAACGGAGGAGAAAAGACACAATTTGATGGCGGCATTTTCACGGTGGTCGCCCCTGAAGTTCGCATCTAAAGAGGAGGGAATATGCCTTATATCTACGTTGTTAAGAACGGAGATGCTGGAGTTGTTATCTCGACCGCCATTACCATCCTCCAGGTCAAGGCAGGGGCTGCTGCCCTTGAACTGATTCGCGCTGGCATTTCACAGGGGCTCAGCGAGACCTCGACGATGGAACAGGTGCAAATCCTTCGGAAGACCGCTGCTGCCACCGTCACGTCATTCACGCCACGGCGGTACAATCCCAGTGATCCGATCGCCTTAGCAGTGGGCGGCGCGGCCGCAACCGGGTACACTGCCACCGCAGAGGGCACTGATGGCGAAGTGTTGCTCGATGACGGCTGGAACATTCTAAACGGGTGGCAGTGGAAGTCTGGGGAAGACCGCATTGTGGTTCCGCAGGGCGGGATCATTGCGATGAAGTTTCCAGTTGCGCCTGCATCGGCAACGTGGCGCGCCTACATGGTGTTTGCTGAGTATCAGTAAGAACAGGAGCGCATAGCTCATGTTTCCTCCTTTTAGATCGAGAGATTACAGGCCGGATATTCCGGTGCCGCGCCCTCTTGTCCTGCCACAGCCAAAGATTGCGGCGTGGTACGACATTACGATCCTTGCCGATCCGATGTCTGCTAGTCCGGCACTGGTCGCAGTGCTGAGCCTCTTTCCAGCCGGACCCCGGAGACCGGAGCTAGACCAATGGCTCCTCGGTGACGAGTTTGTTGTTCTGGACGCAGACGCACAACTGATTTCTGGGGGGTTGCTGCATGACTTTACGACAAACACTGTCATGGCGGCAAACGCCCTTCTGCTCGGTACGTATGTCTCCGGCGTCGTCATCCCCGCAACATCCACGCTGCTGTCTGCCAACGCAGAGTTGCGCTTTGGTGGCATTATCCTGCAATCACCCGCACTTGGGGAGACCGCTGGAAGTAACTGGCTCCGATGGTCGAAGATCGGTGCGCTGAACTTCACGCAAGATAGAAGCAATGTTGCCGGGAAGATGCCGCTCCCGTTCAAGGGGGCGATCTATGCAATCCTTCGGCGTGGCCCCAATATCATCGTCTACGCGAAGAACGGCGTGGCGACGCTGATCCCTAGGGATGTCGCATTCGGCTACACCGTACTGTCGAACGTGGGCCTAAAGAATAAAACAGCCGTCATTGACACTGTGGACGCGCATTACTATGTCGATAGTAAGGGGCGGCTCTACGCTATTAAAGGTGCAGGCCCAGAACTGTTGGATTATCGAGAATGGTTGGCTGGTCTTGGGACCGTGGCGATGGCGTTCAACCCTGAGACGCGCCTGCTATACATCGGGGACGGCACAACCGGGTATCTCTACAACGTCGATACGGGGAGCTTCGGGAAGGGACCAGCCACCGTCACAGGGATAGGGATACAAAGCGGAACTGTGTATGTGGTGGCATCAGGGACTATGACGATCCCGAACTTTGCGAATACGACCGATATTTATGATTTTGGGACACGCAAGATGAAGAGCATCCAAAGCCTTGAGGTTGGGGTTGATACCTCCCTCGTCCTTCAGGCGGCCATCGACTACCGACACTATAAATCATCGGCTTTTCTCACAACCTCATGGCGCACCATAGACCGCCGAGGACAGGTATTTATCGCCTGCATGGGGACTGAGTTTCGGTTTCTTATTAAGGCCACAACCGCAGGAGTATTTCATCTTGATTCCTTAAAAGTCAATGGAGTGGTCCATGCACATTAAAGTTTTGCCGACGCAGATTCCGTTAGTGTGGGAGCATATCAAGTTTGGCATTTCCCAGATTGGAGAGATTCCCAACGAGTGTATGGGAACGTATTACGTCCACCTTCTTCATCAACTGTTATCCGGACGCTACCAGTGCTGGGTGTTGTTGAACCCCGATAGAGTCCTCCTCAACGTCTCGATCACGAGGATTATCGACGATCCGCGACAAGGGGAACGAGAGCTGTATATCGAAGGGTTTTATGCGTTTCAGGGAACGACAGTGACGAGCATGACGGAGCTTATCTCCCTCTACACACAATTTGCAAAACAGGCAGGATGCGCGAAACTCACGGCGGATTCGCGGGTGCCGAGGGCGAGGGAGATTCTGGAGCAGCATGGGTTCGTTCCTCAGCGTCAAAAGTACGCGCTGCGGGTGGAGGGAGGGTCATGAGTGGTGGCGGCAGCGGTGACGTAAAAACTACAGTTCGTTATGCCGGATACATTGAGGATAAGCATAAAGACTTCCTCAACGAAATCGTAGTTCGGCGCACAGCAGCTATCGACAATTCCCCCTACTCTGGTGTCGCGACGATTGCTTCAGACGATGGATTCTTCGGGGTTGGTTACACCCTCGCCAGCTTCCCCAGCCTGTACGATATGTACGGCAAGTTTATGGCAGGGTTGGATGTCGAGGATCTGTACACGCAGATCTATGGCGATCTCATGGAAGGTCCGGTCACACATAATCTGGTTAGTGCGGAGGCCGCGTTCCTCTCCGACGAGCTTGAATCCGACACCATTCCGCGATACGAAGTGGGGATGCGTGACATCAACGCCGTGATGAGCAGCACCTTCGTCATCGGCAAGGCGCTGCTCGAAGAGACACGGCTAAAAGCGGTGGCGAAGTATAGCGCAGGGCTTCAATATGCCCTCTTGCCCATTGCGGCGCAACGCTGGCAGGCACATCTGGAATGGAACAAGAGCGTTGTGGCTGTCTATAGTGAGATCATGAAGCTCTATTTCTCCGCCAAGATGGACGTGGATAGCCACAACACTGAAATGTTGGCGAAGAATCGCTTATGGCCCTTTACCGTCCTAGACTATGAGCGTGTGGCGATTGCGGCAATGCAGGGCGCTACGAAAACTACCACGGATTCCGCTGGGAGTTCGGGGGCTTCTAGAGCTATATCCGGGGCCTTGGGTGGTGCGGCAATGGGCGCGATGGCTGGCGCTAAGATACCCGCGGTCGGCGGCCCAATGGGTGCGGCTATAGGTGGAGCGGTAGGGCTTATAGGGGGTTTAATGTAAGAGAATGCTTGCGAGATAGCAAGGAGGACACGATGCCGTATGATTATGAATATACCCAACAGGCCGCGCCAGGCTATCCCCTGTTCTATCAAGGACCGAGAAGAAGGCGTGGGGTGAACCTGTTTGGATCGGGGTCAGTCGTGCCAGGCGTTCCAGAAGATCAGTTGGATGATCTTGAGCAGATGTCTGGGTATGAGCAGGCCCCTGGCACTTCTGGCGTGAATCAATTCGCCCAACTTGCCGGGTTAGCTGCGCACGCCATTTCCCCTAAATCCTGGGGTGGCAGACTTGGCGCGAATATGGCAGGCTTGGCGATGCGGAATCAAAACCGTGCCGATCCGTATAACCAGCTTCTCTTTCAATCGAGGATGGCAGCGAGGGCTGAGCAGGCACGGCAGAAGCAACTCGAAGGGGTGCTTAAGCCATTACGCGGGACTCCTGCTAGATTGAGTGTAGATGAGACGCCACAAACACCGGAAGCCGGACGTGTCGGGATGAACATCTCTGGCCGTGAGATACCTGCGCAGGTTCCTCAAATCACACCAGAGCAGGTTGCGCAATTGAGCGGTTTGCTTCCGAAGGAGGCGATTGAGCCAACCCTGGGAGCGTTCCGCAACATCGGGCAGCTCCCAACAGAAGCAGATGCCAATACACGACGGGCATTTGAGACGATGGCTGATCCTCGATTTGGGTTAATGACAGATCGAGAAGCCACGCATGGAAAAGAAGGGCTTGGGTGGAAGTTTAAGACCCCAACTGAGTCTCCATCGAAGTATCAGACAACATATGAACAAGACCCACACACGAAAGAATGGTATGAGGTTGAGTATCAAGAAGGTAGGGAGGGTACTCGTCGGTTAGGTCTAGTAACTCCAAGAACCAAACAAGAGAAGATCGACATAAAGCCAGAAGAGACAGCCAATCAGGGCTTCTTCACCCGTAATCCTTCTGAAGATATAGTCAGCAAGCAAACTGGAGAAGTCACCAGTAGAGGTGTTGCAAAGACTGCCACAGAGAACGTAGGAGGCGAGAAACTAACCGATACGGGGCGGGCCATTGCTGCATTAGCGCGAGAGTATGCCAGCGGAGAGGCGTATGCAGACCAGCCTGCGGTTAAGGGTTTATTATCGCCAGCTATCCCCTTGGTATCAATCCTTGGGTTAGGCAGCAAGCCCGCGCTATCGCGGCAGGAACGTGCTAAGGAACATATGAACAAAGCACTGAAAGAGGCTGACGTTAGCTTCCGTAGGCAAGCCTATCAGCAGGCGTTTGGGGGTGGACAGGGGGGAGCTACAGCGGCCCCGTCTCAACCAGCGCCAGTAGGCCGCATCATGATACACCCGAAGACAGGGGAGAAAATTATCAACCGCGCTGATGGACGTGGTTGGGTGCCGTATGCCGACCAATAGGCAACAAGCTCTAGCCGATCCTGGTCTTGAGGCTCATCTCCGAGAGTATCCTCCTGGGGCTGAACCTCCACCTCAAGGATTTGTTGACCTCCCTGGCACAGAAGCCCCGCCTGAAGGATTTGTGCCGTTCGAGCAATCAGTTGGAACGCCTCGACCCTCCTTTACTCAACGCGGGCCCTCCTATCTTGGGCGCATCGCTGAGTTGACAGGTGAGCGATGGAGGGAACAGGGTAGCAATATAGGCAATATCCTGAAAAGAGTCGGCGGTGCTGCCGCAAGGATACCCACACGCGACACACCGATGCCACCTATTAGCGCAGGCATTCCAGGTAGCAATATCCTCGAAAAGGGTTTGAACCTCGTCCGCCTCATTCCTCACGTGGCAGCGCTTGAAGCAGGGTTGGCTCCCATTGGAGCAGCCATCCAAACTGGCGCAGAACGGCTTGGCGGAGTGTCGCCTGAGAAGTCACGAGAGGTGAGCAATTATCTTGAGCTTGCCACAACCCTCCCAATGGCCTTTGCTCGAACTGGCCCAGGATTGTTATCAAAAGCTCTTCAGTCGGTAGGTGTTGGCAGACCATCGGAGGCGGCTGAAGCCGCAGCACGAACGGCTGCAATGCAAAAGAAATACCCTGGCAGCGTTGGCCCTGATCTGCCCTTGACCACAAGTGAACGCTTAGCAAGCGAGTTTGGGGATAATCCTCCACGCGAGATGGTGCCCCTGTACACTCCACCAGTAAAGACGGGGAAGGGCAAGGGTAAAGCACCGAAACAAGCTGCACCGTGGAACAGGCTTTCTAGAGAGAACGCTCCACCAGTTAGCGATTTGCAGGATAGAGACGCACGTGCTCTTATAGCAACGATGGGAGATAGACAAACGGTTCCCCTAGAGACTCCTCTGCCACCATCTCCCGTCACAGCCCTTGAAGAAACGCTTGGTGTGCCGTTGGTGAAGCCGAAGGGTAGAACGAAAGTAGTGGCTCCTATAGAGGCTGTTGACCCAACCGTAGCTACTCGGCTAACCGCTATTCAATCCGACGCCAACCGATCTACCCGCGCATCAGGACAGCCATACGGCAGGCAGTATGGGTCGGTTGAAACAGAGATGGGTGGACAGAAGAGAGCTATTGGAGATGCCGAAGGGTTTGTCGATCAGTTTGCACCACTCTATCCTGAATTACAAGAGTTGCAAGGGCTAAAGAATGTTGGGCCAAAAGCGATTGCAGAAGCCATTAAAAAAGACAAAGGGAACAAGCTTTACACGATGATCAAAGACGCTTCGGCGCGTCAAGTAGAACGTGAGGCTGCTGATGAGGCAGCAGGGGCAGCGTCGCGTGCAGCACTTGCGGCAGAAGAAGAGGCGTACATAGCAAGACTGGCAGCGGAAGACGCAGGGGTGCCCCCCGTAACACCTCCTGTCGGCACACAACCAAAGCTATACAAGACGCAAGCTGAGATGCCGCCTACACCGCTACAAGCAAAGACAGCGCAAGTCCCGCACGAGGAGTTGCTTGGTGGGTTCCGAAAGCCTGAACCTCCATCACCGGAACTGCCGTTAGGTGGGCGCGTCTCAGAATCCCAGCCGACCATGCAAACGGTGAGACCGGGGAGCATTCAAGAGCCTACCGCAGCAAGCACCACTGAGCTTGGCATGGGACTACCGGTTCCGAGAAAGGCGAAGCAGGCTAGTGCGGCTACGCGGTCCCTTGATGAGATTATGCGCGAGATTGAAACACGAAAGGCCGCTAAGCGTCCGATACATGCGGCACTCAGAAGGGAATTTGAAAAGGCGATGGATGTGGAAATGGAGGCGAGATCATCTCAGTCTCCATACGGCAAGTCTGGCAGCTTCCCGGTGTTAATGAACAAAGTGTACCAGTCGTATGCCAACATCAAAACAGGACAACCATTAACGCCAGATATGCAAGAGGCACTGCAAGTCTATATGGGCACACCGAATCCGACATTATCAGACATTACGAAGGCTATCGAAGGAACCGTTCAGGCTACAAGCGACGCTATAGGCAAAGACACAACACGCGGCCTGCATAAACTCTATCAGGGCGGGACAGAACTGACTGCTGAAGAGGTGACGGCTATTGAGAAACTGGCCGGTGAGCCAATTCGGGCGAGGGCAACACAACCATTGCCACGAGTGACCGGCACACCAAACCAACCACCCAAGTTATCCTTGCCCACAGCGTCAGAGGAGGGCATCGTCGAACTTGGCATGGGACTGCCTATTCCCAAGTCCGTCAAAGACTGGACACGACGCTTTCTCACCGGCGAAGAGAAGCCTGGCGCAAAAGCACATGGCTGGTTGACCGACTGGACTATCTTCAATCGCGCCCTAGGAGTCGATCCGGCTACCAAGAAGCCCATTGGCGATTTGGTCAATAACTCGATCCTGACCACCATGCAGATCGAAGGGAAGAAGAATAACGCTGTCGGCAAGACGCTCCTCCTCTCAAATCGCGGGAAAGAAGCCGTCCTTAACGAGGCTGAAAATGTGAACCTGATGCGCGTCATGGAAGGGAAAGAGCGTCCTATGAACGCGAGGGTGGCTGAGGCTGCGGACGTACTCATTCCTGAGCTGGCGCAAGACAGCGCCATCTACACTAAAGAGGGCGCACAAATCCTCCGCGATGCGGTCTATGACACCAAGACGGGCGCGACGATTCGAGAGAATCAGTGGGTGCCTTATCAGGGGTTGAAAAACTATTACCCACATTATCCTGATCCTACGCTGATCGTGAAGTATTCAGCCGATGAGGGGGCAAAGTTAATCCTGCGCGATTATCCAAAGATGCCACGAGCCACGGCGCAAGATATTGCGACGGCGATCCTTGCCGAGGCTAAAGGGGAAAGCATTCCTCAGTCTGTCGGCCAAGGCGCACGCGAGTTGCTTCAGTTGGGACAGCCACAGGCCACGCATCTACACGCCCGCAGCCCAAACTTTACGTATCCCGAAGAGTTTCGGATGCGTCCAAACAAGGCGATCCCGCGCTATAACGAGGCGAGCGCCACCGAGTTGGGATATTTGTTGAACCTTGGCCCTCGTGACGCGAAGATCGAGCAGGCGCTGGGACGGGCGCGGGCGTCAGGTCGGTCTGACGTTGGCGTAGCGCAATCGGCATGGAATCATCTACGCAATCGGGCGGTGATCGATCCACTGGGAACGACGACCAAGAAGGTTGTGCAGTTGGGTAAAAACCTGACCACCGCGACGCTGTTAGGGATCAATACTGCGGTCAAGCAGACCTCTCAGGCGGGTATGCACTTCTTCGGGGATACCCGTATGCGGCATTCCCTCGCAACGCTCGGAAAAGCGTTCACGAGGGTAGGAAAAGACGAGGCGCGGGGAATGGGGGCGCTCATTGACGATTTGAGGAGTCAGTTGGAATTGCAGAACCCGATTCATTGGGGCATTCTGCCGAAGGACACCTTGCTTGACAAGGCCGTGAAACACACCGGAAGACTAGCTACCGGGGTTGTGACGAAGACAGGCTCGATCCCAATGGATACGCTCTGGCGCACATGGTCGGCGTTGGCATCTAAGCGAGATTTTCTGGCCTACCAACGAGAGGCCGCCAATGGGAGCAGTAAAGCAGTAGCTATGCTAAAGCGGTTCGATCTCACCCCAACTTCTCCCCTGGCAGACATCGAGCGTGCAGCGCAAAAGTTGTCGCATCGAACGAACCTGCGAGCCGATACGATGACGATCCCTGGGGTGTTCTACCGCGATACCGCCGCATCGTTGTTCTCGTCGTTGCAGAAGTTCAATCTGTCGATGGTGTCGAAGCTCCGCAAAGAGTTTGTCGCGCCGATGGCGAAAGCGCTATATGCCAAAGATAGGGCAGAAGCCATGTATCAGGCGAAACGTACCGCGAAATTCTTAGCTGGAATGGGGATTACCGGGGAAGTAGTAGCTGATACCTTGACCACTATACAGGGACGTTCTGACGACCGGCCAGGGGGCAGTCTAGTGGAGTTCATTCAGGGGGCTCTCAACGGGGATGTCTCACCCTCAACAGCCGTAAGGAGGTTTGGAGAGAACTTAGTGACGGCAGGTACATTTGGTGCGTTACAGGTGATCCAGGGGGCTCTGTATGCGCAAGGTGGGGCGAGGGAGAAGCAGGGGCGCATCGCTGGAGCCTTCGGCGGGGCGGTCGTCGGCAGTGCAGCAGAGGCGGGTGGACATGTCGCTGATCTCCTCACGGCCAGTCGTGAGCCGAACGAGAACACAGGCATCAGCCCGCACGATCGCGCTAAATCGAATGCGCTGCGTGCTCTTCTCAGCCGTATCCCTGGAACAAGGCCGTTTAGTGGCATGGTGGCCCCGAAGGTTGGGGAATTACTGGGCTTGCCTAAAATGAAGACGCCACGGGCGAAGGTACGCACAGAAGCGGCCATCGAGCGAGCAACTAAACGTCGAGACCCGGAAGCCGTAAACGAATGGGCGCAATGGTATCGGCAACAGCAATAGCCACCAACTAAGGGAGCCCTATGACCCTCACTGATTACATGCCACTGATTGCTCTGCTGTGCAGCATGTTGCTCACGCTCTTCGGTTATGGGATTAAGCTCTTGTGGGATATTAGAGACCACCTGTCCAGGCTGAACGGGCGCATTGCGACCTGTGAAGCCCTGCGCGTGGCGCATGAAGAGAGCGACGAGAAGCGCCATGACCAGTGTGAGGATCGGATCAATAATGTCGAGCGCAAGCTGATGGGGACACCGTAATGCTTTGGAAGAGAACATGCCCCAAGTGCGGAGAGAAATTGCAGAAAGAGCTTCCCGACGACGCAGTAACTTGTAAAAAATGTGGCTGGCGGTGGGCTCATCGGTACGTGTCCTGATGCGGAACCTGTTGCGGCTGCTTCCCATGTATCGCTGTGACGCAAAGGTATGTCCGGCAGTGACTGGCAAAGCGATGCAATCCGAGTGTAATGGATGCCGACTAGAGAAATGGAGGGCAGATAATCAATGATGCCCATGGCCCGTAGATTCCTGTTAAGTGTCGTGCTAGGGCTTAGTCTACCGCTTATCAGCGAGGCCCTTGAGGGATCTCCACAACCTATTTCACTACTGTCATGGAACATCGGGGCTGGTGATTTATTGCGGGCCGATACGGCAGCATGCCGTCTTGGGGTATATCTCGATGAGCTTGCAGCACGGGGCGACAGGCGCGAGATCAGAATCATTTATACTCATGAATGGGGGCCGTTCATCTTGCAGCACTGGATACCTGTAATCCGCGTTAAGGGCTTTCGGCTCATCGTTAGCCTCTCTCAGTGGGCAGGAGATAAGGACATCGAACGCCTTGAGACATGGATTCACGAGGGTCTACCGCCCATTGCAGACCTGTTAGATGGCGTGCAGCTTGCTAACGAGCCGGATGGCGGGGCAGGCGATAGCAATATGTCACCGTCTAAGTTCGCGGCATGGCATCGTCAGATCGCGCCACTCGTGCGTCAAACGGTCCCTGGTGTACCGATTATTAGCCCGGACCTGTATCCCAGGGGAACCCCGTATGTCAAGGCTACAGGACTGCGATATGGTCAGGACTTCGACCTCTATTCGCTGCACACTACCGGCATGTCTAATGGTGGCGCTAGGTCGGTTTGGAGGTCAGCACGCAAGCACTCAAAGGTTGACCATCCCCGCGTATGGATAACAGAGGGCAGCAAGAAGCACGCGAAGGGATTAGGGGCTCGGATCGAGCGCGACTACATCTATACGTGGAACTGTAACGGCGAAGACGGCTGCGACTCTCGGATGCGTCGGCCAGATGAGGATGACATTCCGCAATGTGAGAAGGAGTAGAGAACGTGACTATTGACTATCAGACATATGAGCGGGCTATGCTTGCTCTACTGGTCTGGCGTGAGGCGAGAGGTGAGACGCATCAAGCTAAGGTGGCTGTTGCCTTCAGCGTACTAAACCGCGTCAAGAGTCCAAAATGGTGGGGGACGACGTTAGGTGCAGTCATTGCAAAGAAGTGGCAGTACAGCTCAATGGCTGCTCCGGGTGATCCAAACCTGATCCTGTATCCATTACCCCAAGACCTGTCGTTTCAAGACTCGATGCGAGCTGTCAATGTGGCACTCGCTGGGATTGAGGCGAACATTGTTGTTGGTGCAGATTCGTATTATGACGTGTCGATTGTCCCGCCAAAGTGGGCTAAGCCGGAGCAGTTTGTGAAACAGGTTGGAGCCTTTCGATTCTTTAACACAGATGGGGACATTGAACGAACGTAAGATACAATGCGAGGGAGAAGGTAATGCAAAAAAAGGATCAGGCTACTAAGTTAGCTGCCCTCGAAGCAAGAATTGTTGGAGTAAGTCATCATCTCCAGACAGCATTAGAGGAGATCGAAGAGCTTAGGCAGCGCATCGTCGCTTTAGAACTTGAGCAGCAACGTAGGGAGAGGGACAACGAGAGGGGGTGATGCGATAATGGTGAGCTGGAAAACGACATTGATGGGTGCATTGGCGGCGATGGCTCCATTTGTGAAATCGCTGCTACCAGAAGAACTCGCGCCGATTGCTGACGCGATGCAGGCTCTAGCGCTGGCGCTCTTGGGCTACTTTGCCAAGGACAAGGGCACAACGGGGGTGCAGTGATGACAGACCTCCTCAAGTGGACGGCGGGCATCGTCGCCCTCATCGGGACATTGTGGGGTGGGGTGCTCGCCGTCGATGGACGGTATGCAAGAGCTGGAGATGTACGCCAGCAGGTTGATGGGCTGAAGGCACTGTATCTGCAACAACAAGTGACGGCATTGGAGCGGGAAGAGTTTGAACTTGCACGAGAGGCGCAGCGTCGGCGGCTTAGTGCATTCGAGGATCAGCGACTGAATGCTGTCAGACGACAGTTAGACGTCTTGCGTCCACAACTGCGAGCGGTAGCACCATGAAACGACTCACGTGGGTCTTGATATTAGCAGTATCCCTGGCCGGTTGCGCGATCAGCCACAAAGGGAACTTCCCTTATCCGGTATGGCTTTGGGAGTGTGGCGATAAGCCAGAGGATGAGCGATGCTGAGGCGATGTATCAGTGTCGGATTGCTGTTGCTGGCTACAGGCTGCGCGACGTTACAGCCTAGCGCTGCTTCTTCATGCGCCGAAGAGTCAAAAGACCAAAGCAGGCTGATAGCATGGTACGAAAAAGAGCGGATGGAGATGTGGTACGAAGCAAGGGAGTTAAAACGAGATATGCGAGCATTAAAAGCGTTGCTTGATATTCTCATCGAACGTGAACAGTACAGCGGTAAAGAGGGGAGATAGGGCGATGAAACGACTCCTTATTATCAGTATGATCTTTCTCACCGCCTGCTCGGCCTCATTCCGTGTCCCCAAGGTCCGGGACATGCCTGATAAGTCGATAGGCAGCGTGGACTATGGGCCGAGGGAGCCAGTGAAATGATCCCTGTTGCGTTGATTGCTGAAGCAATTCCGGCTGCTCTAGCGCTGGCTCGCTGGATACGCGGCCTGATGCCGGATGAGGAACAGGAGAAGCTCAAAGAGTGGGTGAACCTGCTGAAGGAGATGCCAGGACGCGATGAGATCAATGAGAAATGGCAGCGCGAGGTAAATCAGTTCCTGACCATGCTCACACTTCGCAAAGGCTACTCCCCAGCTTATACGTGGGATAGCCATATCTCGGTGCCGGTGGACATGCTGACGGACCTCGTAGACCTGCTCGTTGGCGGATGGTCAGCCGGGAGTAAGTGGAGTCCGAGCAATTTGATGCGCAATCCCGTCAAGGATCGGATGGCGTGGCGAGCAACGATGGCAAGCGGAAACGACGCGCTGATCATGGCTGAAGCTGATAGCTGGCTGGCGAAGCGGGGACGGAGCCGAGATTACAGCCCCGTCCCTACCATCGCCGTTGATAGAGATCATTTCGCGGATATGGTATCTACGCTGGTGGGGTAGACCTCCTCTCACCTCACCACAAACTCCTCAAACATCCCCATCGCTTATAGGCTCCTGTCTTAATTTACATAATTTTACATCATACCAAATCTTCGAGAACTCTGATGGAGCAATGTCGGCAAATCGTAACACCAGCGTCGTCAAGCGATCCAACACAGCGTCACGATCCTCTATCAAGCTAATAGCTTGCTCTTTGCTCACTGTCGCTATGATCTCGTCAGTAGAACAGACATCTACCAGTCCGTTCGCATGTTCGCTACAAATAAAATATCTAGGGAACGATTCTTCGATATACTTGATGCGCATCACTCATCCTATCATCTCACCACGAACTCTTCAAACGTTCCCTCCGGCACCCATTCCCCTTCTACATGCCAATAGATCGCATCCCCGTCAAATGTTGGCACGTCCTCGATGTACATCTCCACGTTACCAGGATGCCCCTTCGGCGACCAGACCTCGACCTTCGTGGGATGGTAGCCCTGGTTCCCGGTCCATCCTGGTGTACTGATATGCTTGGTTACTGATCCACCCGGCCATGTCCATGTAGCCTCGATATACTCCTGGCCAGCGGGCTTGTACAGGTCAACATCAACCCACGTGCCAAAGGGCACTGACGCTACCTTCTTCATGGTCTCATGCTGCGGCGAGGCCCACCATAGCGTCACCTTCTTCGACTTGTTGCGATTGTAGCCGATACCGATCTCGACATACTGCCCTGTCCCATAGGCGTCCCATAAGATCGTCCACGCTATAACGTGACATGGGGATGAGCAATGCGTCGGCTTATGGGGCATCATCATCGAAGCCCAGGTGGTATCGGTGTTCTGGCCGGTCCCGGCTATGCCTGCATAGTGATAGCCGTCATGGGCCATGACTGGCGAGGCTATCAGGAGCAGTATCGTCAGCAAGATAATCATCGCCTCTTCTCCTCTCTCTGCCACTCTTCGAACATCGCCACTAGTTTCTTCGTGGGCCTGCCGTTATAGACCTGCTGGCATCGCTCTTGCCAGAGGTTATGCTCATCTACGGCCTGTCTGAGCGTCTCACGGGCAGCCTTAACACGCTGTTCAGCCCAGCGACGCATCGCCGGGTCAATCGGTTTCGTTGGGATAGGCATAATGGTCTCCTTTCGGTTTCAGCCACTTCACTAGCAGCCGCGTCTTCTCACGCTCGAAACACTGCCGACACTGGTCGTGATACTGATCGCTACGTCTCGCCTTCGCGCTGGCCCGTGGTGACTTAGTGCGATTGACGGCGACGACGATCTTGCGCTTGCACTCACAGTAGCGGGTTGGCATTGATCCCAAGGGTTTTCAGAAAGGTTTCCCCGGCTTTTAGTGCATCAGCCCTCTCTTGCTTAAACTTGTCACGCTCACACTCCACTTTGTGTAATGCCAGCTTGAGGTCACAACACTCGCGTTCAGATTTATTGAGCAATAGGTTCAGTCGGGAACACTGACTTAAACGCTCTTGTGCCACATCCCTCCACCCGTCCTTTACCCGGACCCGGACCCGTCCCCGTCCCCGGACCCGTACCCGTACCCGTCCCCGTCCCCGGACCCGTACCCGTCCCCGTCCCCGGACCCGTACCCGTCCCCGTCCCCGGACCCGTCCCCGTACCCGGACCCGTACCCGGACCCGTCCCCGGACCCGTCCCCGTACCCG